GGGATGGTGGTCCATGTAATATAAATAAAGTACATTGTTTAGTTCTACATACTTGAACTAATTCATCTACAAACTTCAATGCATACATAACTGCATCGGAGTTACTCATAAACTTATGGTGAAATAAATCACCATTAATTGATATCAAGTCTAAGTCTAATAGCTTGATTCTATCTATAAATTGATTCTTAAGAATCTCATATTGTTTAGCTGGATCAAATACCCCGAAATGGATATCTGATATATGTGCTTCCATTAGAATATTGTCTTTCATAATTACCTCGATGAAAGAAAAGAACCTGTAAGGATCCTTGAAGGACCTTACTTTTATTTATTAAACTGTTAGACGGTTAATAAAAAAATAAATTTCCCAAGGGACCGAAATCCCTTGGGAGTATGATTTATTTATGCATTATCATACAGAAGCATTTAAAGAAGTTATTGTCATTAATTTCACTTGGATCTTTGCTATCTGTACTAGCATATCGATATCTAATAGCTTGATATTTATTAGACTTCTCGATACGTCCAAGATCATTTGTTAATACTACACGGGCTACATCATTATCAGTGAAGGTAACTCGTTCAGTATTAGATTTATTGATAAGATTGTCTAGAGATTCTAATGAATCAGTATTCATGAATCTTCTATACATAGGTTTTAATTCATTGATTCTAATACAACGAACTACATGACCTGTATCAACAATAATATCATTATCATCTGCTTTATCTGAAAGTACATATCCATTGCATGCTACCTTTTCAAATAACTCAGATATAATTAAGTCTGGATCAGATACACCCTTTACTGTACTGATAGTAATATCTGTAACTTCACCATTATCATAGTTATAGACATAAGATACTGTACCAAAGCTTACTGGTATAATCATCTTATATTCTGGTTTAAGAAGATCGAAACCTAGTACTCTATTATCAAATACTTCTTCTCGTTCTTCATGATAACAACGATATTGATCATCAAAGACATCTACATGATCTTTGATCAAATTGATCGCCATACGTAATTGTTTGAAACTTATATTGTAGCTTTTACCTGCCATCGGTTATATCTCCTTACAATACTTCATTAGATTAATAAATGAGCTCATGAGCTTATTGATAAGATTAATGAATAAATACTCATCAATCTTATTAGTGATTTCTAACTCACGATCTCTAAATTTGTTACTAGAAACTATTTCATTAGTGATAGTATTCTTAATAGAAATTGTAATGATTGGTTTATCTTGATTCAAACCAATAGTACAATAGCTAGTTTCATTAAGACTAAATTCAATATAAATGAATCCAGACTTTGAATACGTTATAGGGAGACCATCTTTCATATCCTTAGTATTATGGAAGAAGAATGATATCTCCGCTATTTTAATGAATGCTGCCATCTCTCTCATCATATCATAAGATGGAGAAGTATGCATTAATTCTTTATAATACTTTCCTAGCTTATAATTATATATCCATCTAGGAAGGAACCAAGTAGGAATTGGTTCAGTGACTTTATCAAAGAATATATTTTCCATTGTATCCTCCATCAAATATCATAGCCTCTTTGGCTAAGGTATTCTTTGAAATCAAAATCTTCATTAGATTGATTCATAGCTGCAATAGCTAGAATATCCATGAGATCTAGATACATTTCTTTTGCTTGCTCTTCTGTCATGAGTTCCTCCTAACTGAGCTTGCTCTTATTAGTAGATTCCAGCCACATATTCATATCCATTGTATGAATATAAAGCACAATCATATCTATAGCTTCTCTATACATAGATATCTGTTCTTCAAGAGTTAATGGAACGAATCTATCATCATCTAGACCCATTCCCACTAAACCTCTAAAGTTCATTTGCGTATCAGAAGCTATACGAGCTATAAATAGTTTATTACCATCACGATAAGTTAATACATGCTCTACTTCAGCATACTCTATCTTAACGTCAGGATTATTTGGTATAGTAGAAACCATACCAGTACAAACTAATTTAGTACCAATAGATGTATTAATGAAATTTGTACTAGTACCAGATTCAACATCTCTTTCAGTACCATATATAGATGAATTAAATACTGTTAGGGCATGTGGAACTGTACGCATCAACAAATCATTTCTACATTTATCGAAAGTATTTATTAATGAATAATCATCATTAAATAGTCTTTCTCGATACATTTCAAAATCATTGAGTAGTTTATCTGCTCTACTAAATAATGCATCTAATGTACTAAGAATATCTATATCCTTAGCTAAATCAGTTCTACGCATTAATATTCTACATTCTGCAGTTTCATCAGAAATAACTACTTTAACGAATATATCCATTCTTCTATCATAATAGCTTGTCAAGTTAAGTTCACTATATAAGCCTTTATGGATAGTAAAGTTATCATGATATATTCCATTAAATACTTCAAGCATAATCTCAGAGTTATTATATAATTCAGTAGTTTTTGAATTAACATCAGATAACTTTTCAATGAGTACTCTGAGTTTTTCTAATTCAGGTCTACTTAATATATCGATTATATCTACTAGCTTTGTCTCTTTCTTTTCCATTAGTTTGACTCCTTAGGGATTTTCTTAACAATTCCGATTAGATCAAACTCATCGCTAATAGCTACAGTATTACTCAAGCTATATGCTGAGTTTACTACAATGATATTCTTAAGCATATCATATGTAATATAAGTACTATATTTTGCATTGATCTTGATAATTGTTTCATTAACATCGACCCATGCATTATCAGTACTAATTGCTTTAGGATCTCCATTTGCTTTAAGATATTTAGCAATAGCTTTTAATCTCTTATATAATAGATCCCCAGAGAATCGTTTCTCTGATTTGATTACAGTGAACTGATCATATGTGGAACGTAGTAATTTAGCTACACTTCCTTCAGTTGCTGGTTTATAATCAATACCTAAATCATCAAGCATCATATTTAAGATTAGATTCAATGCTTGATATGATTCAAAAGTAATAATAGAATTAGATTTGATATTAAAGATAATATCATCTGTATCTAATAGGGCTACAATCTCTACTGCACAGTTATTACCAATGAACTTAAATAATATAAGTCCATTATGAGTATTAGCTACATGAGAGAATGTCATTTCTTGTCCATTAGCACCTGCTTTATAATTGCCAATGGTGATTTCATTTCCCGCTACTTTCTTTGCTAATTCTAAAATACCGTTAGCATAGCGAGAATAAAGTTTGTTTGGATTGATCAATTTCATAACTGTTGATCTCCTTTCTAAGAAAAAATAAAATAAGGGAGTGTAAGGTCTTGGCGGACAGATTTACGTTCATATTGATGATATAGTTTATAATGCGGAGTTCTCACGCTTACGTATTCGCATTTGTAAGTTAAGAGAGAGATGAGAACTCTTTAAAAGGTTTTCATGTGTGTTGTGTTTGTTTGTTATATGAGTTTTGTTAGTGTATTTTTTGAGAGGGTCCGCCAAGACCATACACTATAGGAGTGTGTCATCTATCACAGGGACTGATAGATGGATATCGATTCCTCGATATCACCTAAATAATATGTAACCAAAATAATGTTTACCTAGCTCGAGTTCTAGTATCTTCATTTATACGATCAAATAATGTAAAGAATATAGTACCACATATATTATTTTTAACTATATAAAATAATTCAGTACTTTTAAATGTTTTCTTATCCATGAAATCCATATTACCAGAATTCAATAAACACATATATAGACTTACCTCTATATCTTCCATATATTTATCTGGAATATCATATAAATTATAATCAGTATTATTAAAGAACCCATGATTGATTAAGATATTCTCAGCGGCTAGTTTAAATAGATCTACACCATTTTCTTCAGCTAAAGTATCATATAAACTATATGAATCTACTTCAATAACTTTCTTAAAGTCATAATGCTCTACATCTTTAAGATATGATTCTTTTTCAAATCGCTCTAAAGATCTAAAGTTGAATTTAGAAAGATCTATCAAATCAGAATTTCTTTTATCGTCAATAAACCAATCTTTATACCATGGTGTTTTTCTTAGATCATTCAATAAAGATACATCATCTAGATTAACTATCTCTTTATATAGATTGAATATATTCATAGAGCTTAGTAATAGCTCTCTATTCAATCTTTCGCCAATAAATATAGTTAAAGCTTTACCACGATCTCTATTATTAAGATCTTTTAGTTCATAGATCTTAGATAGAGTCTCTTGTAATAACTCTGCATATGTCTTATCCATTATAACCTACCTTGTAATACGTTAATATATATAAAATGACCAATAGCCATAACTATAGCATCCTTATTATAAGACTTATTGGATGGTTTCTTTAGATTAATTTTTTGAGTATTCCCTTGATAGTATATATTAAACCTACCATTATCAATAACCCATGCTAGAAGCTTATCATTATCAATATAAGTAGATCCATTTAATATTAATATAAATGGATCGTTAATTGATATCAGCTCATTAAAAAGATCTAATAGATTCTTTGTATCAAATAAGAATAATAGACCACATAACCAAGTTAATTCATTTGATGTCTTAACTGGAAATATATAATCTTGACTTCTAAGATAGTATTTACTGTCAGTAGCATTCTCTGGTAATGTGCCATCTATTTGACGTTCTACATATTCACTGACTGCAATATCTTTGTCTAACTTAGTATATTGATAACAGATATTATATATATTTTTCTGCTTAAACTGATTGATCAGATTCATTAAGTTATTCATCACATTTCCTCCTTTGTTTATAGGAATGTCTTTTGATTAATAAAAAAATAAAGCCGATGGATCATAGTAATCCATCGGCATATTATTATCTTGGATATTTTGCTCTAATTGCTTTAATAACTCCATTTAAGAAGTGATTACTTGGTAGCATATCTTTTGGAGTATTTACTTTTTCACTACCAACTATAATCTTAGCTATTGGAGATACATAACCCCAATCATCTTTACTTGTTCTAATCTCAATAGATTTAGTTTCTCTATTCAAAATAATGAATCTTGATAACTCTCTATCAAGTCCTTGATGATCAATGAAGTTAGTATAGATGAACCAATACTTATCATACATATCTTGTACTATATTACCACCATGAGCATATTTAGTAATTCTTCCAAGTTCATCTTTAATAATCTTTGCTGGTAGCTGTTTATAATTACCAAGCTCAGATTTATCAAAATCAAATTCTTTAATCAATGCATCTTTTAGACTAGTTAACTCTTTAATGATTGAAAGAAGTTTAGTCATTCTAATACCAGATAGAGATACATCTACAGTCTTAGTTATATTGGAGTATTTAACATATAGTCTTGGATATTCTTCTAGTTCATATTTCTTACGGAATTGATCCATATGAATCTGAATTGAATCTTTTACCCCAAGACGGATTTTACCAATACGAAAATTGCAATTTAAAAGAACCATGATATCACGAATTCGTTCTTTTATTTTCTTACGTTCATCTGGTTCAGCTGGTCTTATAACCTTATTACAAATATACGCTATATCTTGAGATATAGCACAAATACTTTGTAGTCTTACCAAATCGGAATCTGGTAAATACTTAGTTTTAATTCTCATTATAAATCTCCTCCTACAAAAACCATACCATCTTCAACGCATGCTGCTTTTAAGTCTGGGCATATAATTGCACCCATATCTTTATCTTCACATACATATTTAGTTCTATCATAATTCAACTTATAATAATTTCTATCACTATATTTATTACATTCAATAGAAGTGAGTATTGACTTATTATAAATCATAATAGCATGCTCTTCTATAGGTAAAGGTCTCATATAGTCATAACCTCTATTATTAGTAAGATCTAATAATAACTCTAAAATATCATTGCGTGTCATTATTAGATTAGAAAGTTCAGCTGATTCTATACATACACTGTGGTCACCATTTTTATCAATAATTAAAAATAGTTTATTATAAATATTATCACCATGACCAAATTGTATATGTAGTCTAATACCATTATGGAATTTAAGTTCACATAATTTAATTTCCATATTTTTAGTCTTATATGAATCTTTCTTAGCCCTTCTATGTCCTGAAGGGGTATCTCTTAATTCCCACTCGATAGTTTCAGCAAGAGCATATACATCGTTTATAATATCTCTAATGATACTAGCTCTTAAAACTAATAAAGGACCACCTTCAACTGTTCTTACTAAGTCTCCCATTACTCAATACCTCCATCAATTAACTTATCAATATATCTAACAATTCTATTTAACTCTTTTGGTCTATGTGTATATTCATGACATGGTGTATAAGGATTATATAACGCAACTATTAACTTCTCTTTGGTATCTACATAGAATACATCTTTATCACCATTATTATACTTCATAATACCTTCTTCAAATCTAAAATTTGGATTAAATAATTGTAATTTTGGACTACCTTTTAAATGATCATGAATATATTTATACTTCTTATATTTTTGCTCAGCATATCCAGATGCCATATAATTAATATTACCATCTTTATATACTAATTCATATTGATTATATTCACATCTAGGAAGATCTTTCTTATTGAATTCATAAATATTGATTAAACGATTACGTGCCTTGTTTAGTAGTCTAATCGCATATCTTAAATTATAATCTTCCATGTTACGAAATGCTAATTCACTTTTAGTTTCATTAGTATAATGAATTCTAATATGACCAATGCTTTTATCCATATATAGTGGTAGAGAATTATAAAATCCTACGATAGCTCCACCATTATGATTTAATTTAAGCTCACATATTTCTAATCTTCTGTCAATATTATCCAATACGAGTCGTAATTGATTTCTTCCTCTATAACGTTCATTATTGGGATAGTTTCTTAAAACGATATTAACCATATGAGCTATCTGATGTGATATTTGTTGTATAGCTCTAATCCTAGTTAATTCTCTTTTTGTAAGTTTCGTTAGTTCTTTCATTTTTATCAATCTCCTTTAAGATAAAATATATACGTGATAGGATCAAATATCCTATCACGTTAATAATATATAATTTATTTCTCTATTACCCATTGCATAAACTTTAATATACAATCTCTAAGCATTCTATCTGTATTCAATTTAGGATCTGTTGAAGGATGTCCAAAATGCTCAAAATCAAAATCATCATTATATCTATTAATATTAAACTCACTTACTTTATTATAAGATGGTCCTAAAACAACTGTATATGTAACTTTAGCATCTATCTCTCTATTAAGAAGAATATGATGTGCAGGTCCAGCACTAATTGATAATTGCTCAGTTATATCATCTACGTTAAATATAACGTATTCACTGTTATTTTCACGTATAATACTATAATAGGGAAGACTAGAATGATCTTCATATTTCATCGGATTAGTTAACTGTATAGCTACAACACCAGATATTAGATCATATAGTTCGGCTGTCTTAATATAGTTAACTATATGCCTCTTAAATTTATAAATTTTATATTTTACATATAATTTTTTTAAGACAGGACATGAGACAAGTTCATGAGAAAGTTGTTTATATTCTAATAGAATCTTCTGTAGCTCAGGGATATTAAATGAATCTAAGCTTTGGTTAAACATATTTTATCACACCCATCCAAATAGTTGACAGATTGTAGCTAATGCTCCTAATAAGAATATACCAAACAATATAGGATTTAAATCTTCTAATACAATTAATACACGTTTGGTCATATTAGATAGATTCTCTTCACCATAGTAGTTAATTAGAATACAAGAATTAATTACTGTTAATATTAGAAATAATACTGCTACTTTATAAGATACCATTACTAAGAGCCTCCACCCACATATAACCAATAGCTGTTAATACCATTATAAAAAGAAATACTAATGATGCTATAAAACAAAGTTTAGATAGCGTTTCTAACTCAAGCATCATTAATAAAGCTCCAAGACAGGCAAATAAACTCATAGTACCAAACTCTGGTGCTATAATTTGTTTAAGAATATTTAATGTATTCATACTATACCTCTATTCTAGTACCCAAGACCATGCTGTAAGAAATATTGCTACGAATGTACATACAAGGAAGAATCCACCTATCGTTCCAAATATATTATTATCATCACCTGTAGAGTGACTAATCCAACTATATACTATTCCGCATATAATAGTTGATATAGCACACGCTACTACTAATTTAAGAAAAAATAATGTACTCATTTTATTTCACTCCAAAATCTGATACCTTAAGTTGTCTTAGTTCATTGATAATATTAAGAGAGTCTAATGTATTAATGAATCCAGTAAATAGATTATCTACTAGATCTATATTGGACTTGATATCTATAGTATATTGCTTATACTTAACATCATATTTATTAAGCTGTAATACAGTAAGTTTATCTACTTTGATGCCTATCTTAGATAGTAGATATCTATATGCAGATAACTGTATAAAGTATTTATATCCAATAGTACTTGAGGTCTTATAGTCTACTATATGAACTTCGTTACCAATTCTCATAACAGCATCTATAGTTCCACAGAAGTATTTACCTATAAGAGACTGCTCTAACATAATTGGTTCAATTAGAGTATTATTAATATACCCTTTATCATTAAACCATTGTATAAATGACATAAATCCCATAGTCTTATCTACTGGATCTGTCATACATAACCCATCAGTTAAGAAACCTTCAATTTCACTATGAACTTTAGTTCCTTCAACTGCATATTTATTTAATTCTCTTCTATATCCGAGACCTTTAAATCCCAATGAGTTAGCCCATTGAGCGATATAGTCTTCATTTATATGCTTAAGTACTTGAGTCACACTTGGAACTTTATTCTCTCCATGCTCATAAGTACCAATATATACCTCATCTAAGTCTAAGTTAATCATACATAACCTCCTTTGTACCTATATGTCTGGGCGTTATTAAAGAAATAAAACTAGAACTTAATAGTAATATAGTTTCGCCGACTATATTACACATGATATCTAATGAATGTGACAGCCAGTGTTACTTCTTGTATTCATTTTAGATGTGTGTCTCCATTGTTATAAACACGATTATACGCCCCTAGGAGTTTTATCTCCTAGGGGTGTATATGCCTGCAAATTAAACATTGTAGTAATATTTTAGATACTTTCCAAGGAGGATTTATAATGGCTCAGTTGAACTTTAAACTCATAAATGAGACTTTTATCTTTTCCCAATATAAAGATGAATATGAAAAATCTGTCTTAAACTTTATCAAAGGTGGTAAAGTAATTGACGTCCATTCTGATGCTTTTGCTGACATTGCTTATGATGTTAAGAAAACACAAGTTGGTTCTTTCTTAGTAGCTGCAATGGAATCTAAGCAAATTGTACTTTATACAAGTACTCATCCATTAAACCGTAGTACTCGAGTATTAACTGCTAAAGATATTAAAGGTGGCACTGGTAAATACTTGATCTATGTTGACTGCACTCAAATCATTGACTTTGAAGGTGGTAAATATAAATGCAATAACGTTAAACAACTAGTTGCTCATCTATTAGAAGCATCTGTAAACATGATGTACTTTGGTGGCTATACTAATATCGTATCTCGATTCGATTTAGTTAAAGCTGGTGCATATGCATTTGCTTCTCTATTCAATAATATCATTAACTACTTATTCAAAACGAATACAGTAAGTAATATCCATAACCGTGTTATGTATCTTGCTTCCCAATACTTCATTAAGAATATCATTGGTAGCAATAATCCTAAATATGGTTATGCTAATAATACAGCATTCTCTAAACAAATTGCACGTATCTCTGATCGTGAAGTTGAATTGATTGAATCCTATCTAGATCGTGAATCCTTCAAGAACTTAGACGCATTTGTTAATATGCTTAGAGACTCTTTGAAATTACATAAACTATCCACTGAAGCTATTATTGCTACATGGGTTAAAATGTACTCTCCATCTACATTATTTGCATTAGAATACTTCCCAGCATTCTCTGCTATGATGACTAATGCTTATATTGGATGCTATTTGAATAATCAATCTACTATTGAAAAGGTGACTAACCGTGGACTTCCTGAATATGTTAAAACAGTTCTAGATGTCGGAGGTCAATACTATGAAATTACACGATAACGAAGTTTATAACTACGTTGATCAACTTAAGAATTATTCTACTACAAATATCTCTGGGATGCAGAAAGGTATCGTCCCAGAGGTAGTTGATATTAGTTGGGATAAGATGAACTACTATGTATCTAAAGGGGTACGTCGTTATGTGACTTATGAAAAAGAAGGTTATGTAATTCGTATCACCGGTGTAAGATATAGACTTAATCATTTGACTAAGAAGACTATAGATTTTGATAAACGTATGACTGATGCGGTTAATGAAGGTCTAGTATATCCATTTATGCTATTCGTAGATGGTCGTCATATTAAATGGTCTACTTTCAGAGTAGTACGTAATGCTAAATACACATATCTCGTTTGCGATAGAAATAGTGTGAAAGATATTAATCCATTACATATTAGCAAAGTGGAAATGGTAAACTTACCATTTACTTATATGAGCTATTCTGAAACAAGAAAGATTCCAAATCCTAATACTGAGTTATTTAGATTTGATGAAGATGGTTTATTATCTCCATTTGGTTCTATGGTATATAGTCTAGATACATCTACACTTAAACTAGAGACTGGATACTTTAAAGTATTAGCTGGTGGTAGAGTTGAAAACCGTGATTTAGACTTAGATGCTAAATATAAACTAACTAAGAATAACTTCTTATGTTGGGCTAATGGGTTATTTGATAAAACAATAGACCCTGATATAAAGAATCTTAATATTATTACTATGAATAATGGTGAGCCTCTAGATTATGAACTACAAGTAAAGTATTTCTATAGAGATATCACTAATCATAATAGAAGTAATATTACTATTCCTGAAAATAAAGACTTATTGAAAAGCTTAGTCATTGAGCAAAAAAGTGAAATGCCTGAATTAGACATTAAAGCTTTAGGTCGTGACTTTGATTTCCAATATAAATATGATACAGATTATGAAGACAATGTAAACTCTGGTATTAGATATATCAGTCGTTATAATTCTTCTATGTTTGATAAACTCTATGAGAAACGTCTAAAGATTCATTCTAGAAGTATCTCTGGTAAAGAGTTAAAAGATCAAATAACTAATAATTTATTATCTCTCCCTAGAGGGTATCATAAGAATCCAGAAACTTATGTAATCATCTATAAGAATGGTGAACTATGGAATCTATATAATCGTATCAGATATAAGAATAATAACTTCGAAATCCCTATTACTAATAAGGAAATCTCTGCTATTACTGACTATGATGAATTTGAATTCACATACTTCACTGGAGTTAATAATAACTATTTGAAAGTAGAGTGTACTGAAGATAATAATACTATCGAAAACACTACTATCAAATATAATGATCTAATGGTATTTGCTAATTATACTGAAGATCAAATCTATAAAGAACTTCCATTCAATAAACGTACTATCTATGACGTTAAGTATACTTTAGATAAAGATCATAAAACTGTTACTTTTACTAACCCAGCTTATTATGGTAAGACCATTTATATGGCTGCTAAGAATCAGTTTAAGTATCAGCACTTTAATATTACTAAACCTACAGTACGTTACTTCTTTGGTAGAGACTTTATTCCTTGCTTAAATAAAGATAGATTTGCTGTATTCCACAATGGTCGTCTCTTAAGTAAGGATATGTATAGAGTCATTGTCCCTGAAGTGGAAAATACTGCTACTGAAGTATGTGTTCATGTACGTCGTGTAGCTCAAAAGGGCGATACAGTAGATATATTCTATTTGCCTTATGATTTTAACTATACTGATATTGGTAAAACAAACAGAGTTGATGTTGTTACAGTTAGAGCAACTGTAGATCAACAACCAGTGTTTGCTATTCCATTTCCATCTAAATCTTCTTTATTAAATAAAAACAGCTTCCTATTATTACGTGGCTCTGTATTGGTAGACCAATCTAGATATAATGTAATTGGACGTACCGTTGTATTTAATGATCCTAAAGACTATGTAGCATATGGACGTGAAGTTACTTTCGTATTCTTATATAGTGAGAATATTGAATCTAATCCATATGGTGGTGTAGAAGAAGATGATGTATTAAACATCGATCCTCAATTTGTTATTGCTAATAAAGATAATCAATTGACTTTTGATATCCCATATCCTGAAGGATTTGATGGATTCTTCTTCCTAACGTATCGTGGTATCTATGTAAATCCTAAACGATATGAAATCATGGAAGGTACTAAACAAATTAAGTTCTTTGACCAAGATACTGGTATCGATGCTGGTACTGCGTTAATCTTTGTATTCATTTATCCTGAGCAAAAGAATAAAGTTGGTACTTCTGCAGTGTCTGTACGTGCTACTATAGATAATCAACTTAAGTTTAGTATTCCATTACCTTATGCTAAATACTTTGATGATCAAAATAGCTTCTTCTTAATTAGAAACGGTGTATTCTTAAATGAAGCAGAGTATTATATTGATACTAAAGCAAATACAGTTGACTTACTTACTACTAATGGCTTAGACATTGGTCAAGAATTAGTATTCAACTTTATTACTGGTAGAAATGTATCTGTTAAGACAGCTATAGAAGAAGTTCGTGCTGAACAAGATGGACAACTTGTATTCAAATTACCTAAAGTTTTCCATGACTTTGATAATAAGACTGGTAAATTCTTCTGTGTAATTGGTGATACATATATTGATAACCGTCGCTTTGAAGTAGTTGGTAATGATTTACGATTCTTAAATCGTGAAGACGCTGTACTCGAAGGACGTACAGTTACATTTATCTTTGTATATACTGAAGATATTGATGCTGAGACTGCAACTATTGGTGGTGTAGTTAATACTTCTAAATATACTAAGTTCATTACTGAATCTGTAAAATGTAAAGAAGATGGTCAACGTACATTTACTATTCCATGGGAAGATTCTATGCTCATGGATAAGAAAATCATCGTAACTGTTGGTAGTACATTCATTAGAGAATCTCAATATACTATTTCTAAGACAATGAATACATTAACATTTATTGATGATGGTGTAATTACAACTACAGATCGTGAAGTTACATTTACTCTAGCTGATTCTGATTATACAGTAATTGCTAAAGAAGTTATTGATGTTGATGCGGTAGTAGATGGTCAAACTGAATTTGATATTCCATTACCATTTGAAAACTATCTTAAACTTGGTAACTCCTTAATGGTATTTGCTAATCAAACATTTATCGATGCATCTCGTTATGTATTAGATAAAGATTTGAATAAGATCACATTAAGAAACTATAATGATGCATTGAATGCTGGTCAAACTTTATCTTTCTTATACTTCTATATTGCTAACCAAAGCAATAGAAGCTTAGAACGTGAAGATGTACAACATCCAATGATTAATGAACGTGGTTACTTATACTTGAATAGAAATGACTTAGAGCATCTATTGAATAATAAACTCTACTTCATGTTTATCAATGGTAAGAAGATCAATAAAGATAATATTATGAATGTGGCTAATAATATCATTCGATTAAAGAATGACGTTCAAACACGATTTAATACATTGATCTTAGATTATACTCCATCTATTCCAGAGTTAGCTAAGTATAAAGATATCAACTCTGATTATGATATCATTATGAATCAAATCTCTAATGAAGATATCAATAAGCTTTTCAATATTCATAATAACGTAACTGATCTTGAAAAGTATATCGTTCCAGATACTTCACAAGAAGCTATCATTAATGATATCATTAGAACTCACTATACATCTAATGGAGTCAATAAAGGATTACCATTTGTATATACCTATGACACAAGTACGTTTAAGAATAGATCTATCTATAGCTTAGCTACTACAGTTAATAAGTATATTGCTCCTGGTAAATATACTTTTACTTGTCCAGATGATGTAACTATGCTTGAAATCAAATCTATCGCGTCTGCTAGTAGAATTAGACCTATCAATAGAACTATTGATACAGTTGGTTATCTACGAGATAAAGACTTTGAATTTGGTGAAGTAAGTTATATCTTACCATCTGATGTATCTAATTATATTGATACAGTTATTGGTAAGAAAGATCTTAATATCATGAGTCAACCTCTATATAAAGAGGTAGTTGGTAATTTACCTGAAGTAAACGATTTCATTCCTGCAATGAAACCTTTACGTAAGACTGAATCTAAAACTACACTAGGTAGACTTTCTAGATATTTCTATCAAAAAGAAATCATTAGAAACGTTAAAGTTCATCCTGGGTTAAAGTATAAAATTACAGTTCCAACTGGTGGATTTGTACATATTGCTTATGATGTTGCTGATACTGATATTAGTCAATATCATTTAAAATATCGTATTGATTTCGATTCTGATCGTGATAATACCCCAATCTTCTATAAAGGCGATACATTAACTAAGCCTGATACATTTGTGAATAGCTTAGAAGAAATCTATAGCGATGACTTCAATTTACAATATAATCAAAGCTTTACTAAACCAGGTGAAGAGTATTGGATTTGTCCAGATAATGTAGGTGAAATCATTCTTACATTATGTAGTGGCTACTCTAAGATGATTACTGTAGAAGATATTGAAAGATATCCAGCTGCATTCCAATTCTGTGGTTATGGTAGCACTGATTTCTCTATTGCTCCAGTACCAGCTATTGGTAATATGGAATTCATTGAATTAAATAGCTTCTATGATAGAGTCACTAATGAATATGATTCTAAGATTCTTAATACTATTGAAGATGGTCATGAAATCCATTATAGCAGTAATAATACTCTATATGGTTGTGGTATATCTGAAATAGGATTTGTTGAACGTGATGACGAAGATGCTATTAATTCAAGTAAAGCACCTGAAAATCGTAATCGTATTAACTTAATGCTTATTAATGGTGTAAGAACTTCTAGATCTGACAGTTCTATTTCTCGTGAAGTTACTTCATATATTAAAGTAGAACCTGGTAAGACTTATACAATTAGAGTTGGTAAGAATAATATTAAAACTGATATGGTATTAAGTAGACCAGAGACTGAGTTTGGTGGTGTACTAGGTATTAGTTATCATAATAAAGTATTATTAACTAACGTTGATACTAATGTATACTTATCTAATGCTTTAGATGCTACTCATATTAATAATCCTGATATTGATTATAGTGGATTAAATACTGAAATGACTGAAGATCAACTTGCAGGTGATCCAGGTGTATCTCATGTAGTTTCCGATGAAGAAGCTATTGAAGAAAGAGATAAACCTGTGTTTGTTAAAGAATTACCTAAGATTGCAGTTGATGAAAATGATACTGATGAATTATTCCAAACGAATATATTCGATGCTTCTAATGTAATCAGAGAATAATATAAACCGGATAGGGGTGTCAAAATCCCTATCCGCTTATATTTTGAACATTAATGTAATTAAAATACATATTCGCAAGGAGGTATAATATGGCTA